TTCAGCCTGAATGTATTTCCGAAGGAGGTATCTTATATAAATTCAAGGATGGTACTACCGGGTATAAATCGGTAAGATTATCTAGAAATGTAGGAAAATGGGATTGGATTAATAGTGATGAAGATGTAATGTCTGAATGGTTTGAGAATACGGATATTATATTTGCGGCTAATACCAAGTTCAACATAACGTTGAAACACTTAGACGGGGCTCCACAATTTACGATTGAGGAATTACAGATATGGGAAAAGTGTTTTAATCAAATTGGTATCGAAAATGTAGGTAAATACCCAAGCAAGAGGAAGTTAAACAATTAAAATTTCAAAAACAAAATAAAAAAGGGCTGTATATACGGTCTTTTTTATTTGGTTAATGTTAATTAAATTTTTTAATTGAGATGTGATATTTATCTTCATTAACAAATAAATTAAAACCCTTACTATTATAATCTCCTCCACGTTCTATAGTAATTTTCTTTATATCCCAAATATTATTAGTTTTTGGTTCGGGATAATGAGTTATATATAGTTGAGCAAAATATTTTATATCTAATGGGTCTAACATACCAATTTCATTTGATTGTAAATAATTTGATAATAATCTTTTTCTTTGAGTTTTATTTTTTGCGTTTAAAGCCGGGTTTAATGTAGTTCCGCTATTTATTATTTGTTGTTTTTTATTATCAATATCAATATCATTATTTGTATCATTATGATACCATTTTATGACGTGTGGTATGAAATTATCTAATTTTATATTGGACCATTTTCCATTTATAAATGATTTGCCGTTACAAGTTAATTTAATAATTTGATTAGATATAGGATGTGTGATATTATATATGTTTGAACCTGCTGTATCTTGTATTGTATATTTAATTTGATTTTGTATAAATTTACATTCTAAAATTGTGTGTTGTGATACATAATTCATAAATGAGAATTCCTCACCATATAATGGTTTACATAAAATACTATTATTTTCTATGGTATTTAACATAGTATTTATATTTTCTTTTTCTTTTTCTTGAATACATTTATATAAGTTATTAATTAAATTTGTAGATTCAATACAACAACTAATAATATTAAAACCATCATAATTACTATACCATTTCATTAAATCATCCCATATTAATTTATATGATTTATTTCTATACATAAATTGACAAATCGAATTGATACTAATAAAATCACGTGTAATTTTATTCATTGTTATGAATACTCTATCCTCACAATTGGCATACTCTACTATATTATGTCTTATTAATTTAATTTCAACTTCATCACAAATATTTTGTATAGGTATTGTAAATTTAGTTTCATCTTTACCATCATTAATTTGCCAATGTTCATGCTTATTATATTCTTGAACTTCTTCTAATTTTTGTTTTAATTCTGGAAGTTTAAGTGCATTCCGTTCTTGAACCTGTGAAATTTGTTTATTTATTTTGTTTCTTTTGTTTCTTAATTCGTTTTTTTCTTTATCAATACATTCATCGCATTTTCTATTTCTTATACAAGGTATTTTTAAATTTAAAGATGAACTATTGTTTTCATTCACCATATTTATAAATGATATAGCATTAAATTCAAACCAATCAATATCATCTGGTCTATTTTCATCACATGTTGGGTTTGTATTACACACTTCAATTATACACATCATTTCTCCATCTTGGATATATGCAACATCTGCACTTTTATTGCTTCCATTATAATCAAATCTATATTCAACTTTTATAATAGAATTTGCATCTACTTCCGGAATTTCAAATTCTTCATGTTCTTTACAACATATACAGGCTCGAATAAACGAAACCGGAATTTTATTTTCCAACAACATCTTCATCAACATTTTCGCATCTTTATGAATTTGTGATTCACCTGGATGATTATAATAATTACAAGGATTATCACTATTTTTATGAGCGAAATGCCATCGGTTACGTTTCCCTTGTCTTGGAAATACATCTTTATCACAACAAGGACAACCATAAGTATCGTTTTTATTTGCTATCCTAGGATAAACATATTCGCCAGTAATTTTGTTAATTGCACCAAGAGATAATATGTGCGACATTCTATTATACTGTATTATGGAGTATTATAGCAATTCAATTTTGCGAAGAAACCTCCCCACCAGAAGAATTAGTATTAATTTCAGCCTTAATAATTTTTTTCAAATCTATTGAAAGTTCTCGTTGAAAGTATGATTTTTGTGTAGGTTTTATTGTATTAAGATTAAGAACATAAAAAGACCTTGTATCATTTTCACCATGCATCTGATGTAGAATTCCAGGTACCAAACCAGTAAATATAAGCATAGGTGGACGCCCATTATTACTTTCTGTAAGCTTTGCTCTACCCGACGTAGTTTGTGTTCCATCGCTTGAATCATCTGGTAAATCATTACGTCCATTAAATTCAGTATATGGTATACCAATTTCCCAACCGATTTTCTGTACTGTATCAAACGTAAGCATTATATAAATATAAGTAAAAATCTATTTATATAACTTTAACCTCAATCATATCCATCATAATACAAGTAAATACGTTCAACTAACTCTGTATTTTCATCATTTTCTATACGTTTCATTTGTTTTTCTATTTCGTCTTTTAACACATATAATCTGTTAGCAATTGTAGGGTTTTTGCGTGTTCCTGTTTTATTAATATACTTATCAGGATTAAAGCGAATGTATATCCATTTCCCAGAAAACGCCATATATAAATCATCATAACGCGTTTCTTCGTCCATTTTATCGTAACTTTTATGTTGATTTTCATCGGTTTCAATAACAAGTAATGTATTATTAATTAAATACCGATGGTCTATGCGTCGTTTTATGCTACAATCACAATGAGAAGTAGTCATTATCTTATCATGTTGAAATCCTTCAAAATTTGCGTTGATATAATCACGCACCGCAATCTCTTTTGTTTTGGAACGTATTTGGAATGTTAATGGGTCTAATGGAAAATTTCGTCGGAAACATTCAATGCAATAATTTTTATATTTTTTATTACCTTGTTTATCAAAAGGGCATATACCAGAATTATTAATAATTCCTTGACATTTTTTATGTATAACATCAATCATAGTATCAGTTTTACAAGAAACACAATATATAGCAGTAGTTTCACCAGGTTCATTAAAATTAGGTATAGCCTTTCCACAGTGACATCTTTTATGTTTAACATCAATCATAGTATCAGTTTTACAAGAATAACAGCATATAGCTGTAGTTTCACTTGGTTCATTAAAATTAGGTTGAGCCTTTCCACATTGACATCTTTTATTTGCAACATCAATCATAGTATCAGTTTTACAAGAAACACAACATATAGCAGTAGTTTCACCAGGTTCATTAAAATTAGGTATAGCCTTTCCACAGTGACATCTTTTATGTTTAACATCAATCATAGTATCAGTTTTACAAGAATAACAGCATATAGCTGTAGTTTCACCTGGTTCATTAAATAATGGTTGAGATTTCCCACAGTGACATCTTTTATTTGCAACATTAATCATAGTATCAGTTTTACAAGAATAACAGCATATAGCAGTAGTTTCACCAGGTTCATTAAAATTAGGTTGAGATTTACCACATTGACATCTTTTATTTTTGATATCAATCATGGTATTAGTTTTACAAGAAGAACAACATATAGGAGTAGTTTCACCAGGTTCATTAAAACAAGGTTGAGATTTACCACATTGGCATATGTTACTGGATAATTTCATATTTTCTTTATGTAATTTACATCTTAAAAGTTCATTTCGGTTTACACCATATGACGCACGTTTTCTACAATTTTGATAATTACAAATCTTTGGCATATAATTATATATAATAATTATATATCTTTATATTTGTCCTTAGTTTATATTATAAGGACTTATATATTCAAAACTTTACAAAGAAAGTTCTCCTTCATCGGAAGAACTAGTAGTATTAAGTTGAATATTTAAATTATGGGTGGTATCAACATTAATACCATACTTTTTTTTACATCCGCGTTGGTGTGAAGACAGAGATTGTTTATTTTTTCCCACGAAATCATTACATAAGTCACATTTAAACACTCTGTCTTTAACATATGCGTATTTGGGTTCAAGATACCTATCCAAATTAGGCATAGACAAATCATCAATTTGGGTATTCATTTTTTTACTGAAATCTCGCAAGATAGTATGTAATGTTTCTTTATTCGTAATAAATGATCGATAATCATCGTTAATACCGTCAAGAATGTCTTTTGAAATGTTAATGTTCTCGTCATTGATATTAATATCTTTCAATTTATTTGATAAATTATCAATGATGTCAAATGCTAACCTGACTTTCTCGGGGTCATAATCACAATTCTGAATATATATTAGAATATTACCGTTATTGATATCAATTTGAAAGTTCTGTTTAAATGCGATTCCACTGTGTTGTGAAATGAAAATTCCAGACATATTTAAAGCTTCAATATCACGAATAAACTTAGATATTTCCTCCTTGGGTATGTTGCAATTATATTCTTTGTTCTCAATCATGATGTCGGGTTTATCAACTCTTTTTACGAGAAAATCACCAGCCGCTTTCTGACCCGTAGTATTTGTAATTTCAGCATTGGTATAAAGGCTATTTAATAGAGATGATAATTGTTCTTCTCCGAACTTACCCTTATGTGTAGATGATTTATATTTACCCAAGAACCCTTCAAGTTCTCCAAATAACTTGTCTTGCGTATTAACTGATGTTTGAGTTGTTTCTTTGATATTATTAATACTATTAGATAGTCGTTCTTCTGAAGCTGATAATGTAGAATATAATGGTTGTTGTATGTTCTGTATAACCGTACTAAGTTTGTTCTCAATATTGTTTAAAAAATCAGTTTGTGCGTCTTTATTATTCACATTTTCAGTTAATTTATATGTATCATTGGTTATACTATTATGAAGTTCTTTGAGGTTCTCTTTAATTTGTGTTTGAAGAGTATCTTGATTCTTTGGAATAATATCATTCAATATCAGCGTTGTCTTATCTACAAGAATAGAGTTACTTTTATCAATAAGAGAACTAATTTTTTCATTACTACTCAATGAATTTGTATTAATGATTTGTGAGAAATCATCGATATACTCTTTTTTCATATTATTCATTTGTAATGCCATATTATTAGTAATATCATTAGTAAGATTGGTAACATTATGGTTCACCGCATTCAATGAGGTTGAAATGTTCTCGATCTTCTTTTGATTATCTTTCATAAATGATAGCAATTGGGAATTAATATTACTATTCAAGTCATTTGTCATGTTGTTGAATATTGAATCCATAAAATCAATTAATAATAAATTGACATTTTCAAAGTCTACATTCGGGTTCTTATTATAAAACTCGTAAATAGTTTGATTAGTTACTGCAATAGTGTAGTTATTATGTTCTTCAGTCATTATAAATTATAATATAATATATAGTTCTCTCTTTAAGTATATTAAGTTCTTATTAACTTAGTGATTAAGAATATTAAGAACTTACTAAACTTATTAAAATCTTAACTATCTTAAATTAAGAATAATAAGAACTTACTAAACTTATTAACTTTTTATAACTCATAAATATAAAACTTCTAAATA